GCCCAGGGGTTGCAAATGCACTCCGAAGTCCTCCATGTCGAAGTTCTCGTAGAGCGCAGAATAGTAGTTGAGGTCAATGAGTGGTAGAGTGGTGGGATTGATGAACCATCCAGGTGTTCCATCCAGCATCTGCACAATGTGTGAGCCCTGCAACGCACCTGTCGCGATTGTGAACGTGTTAACGTAATCGCGACCGCTGAGCGTAAGTGAGCCCGACTTGCCGACTTTGGGTTTGTGTCCTGACGGCGCGAGACCGCGCTTGATGTTCTGCAGCATAGGCTTGGCTTTGACACCGAGCTTCTGAGCCACACGCCTGACGACGTTCCTGGCCTTCGCTGCTTTTCCTTTCCCCTTGGGCTGCTTCTTTCCCTTGGGTCCGGGATTCTCCTCCACTGCTTGCTTGTTCGCAGTCTTGACTTCTGGTGCCAGTCCTTTCACCGCGACGCGAGCTCCTTGCCTGTAAGGGCGCTCGATTCTCGCATGCTCCAACGCGGAATGCTTGAAGCGATTCGCGCGGATCTCGGTGTAAGTGTCGAAAGGATTCCGACCAGCTCCAGGGACAGGGCCATTTGGTGGGAGCGCGTGTATAAGCGACACAGCTCCGTCGAGCAACTTCGAGCCGAGAGACTTGTCCCAACTCCAGTCGTTGCCACGAATAATGGGCCCAGGATTGCTTGCCACGTCCCCGCTTAGCGACAGCGGTACGGGCGGTACATTGTTGGCTTCGGGCACGAATTGCAACTGGCATCCGTCAGGGGCACGGTAGTGAACCGCGCCTCCTGGAGTCTCCCCCCCTCTAGTCATATTCTTTGGCGCACTTTCGTGTCCGGAGTGGATGTGCTCAAAGAATTCGCGCGAACGCGATAGGGGCGACTTGAGCTGAAGTAGCTCACGGTGGAACACCTCGAAGTAGCCGGCAGGATGATTGAGGTATTCGATGCACGCACCGAAAAGTTTCTCGGCGGCCAGTTTCATGTCAGACTGCTTCTCGAGCCAACGTAGGCC